TGAAGTATCAAATTCTTCTTGATTCTGTTCAGGGTCGTGGTCCTGGTATGGCATTCATTCCGTATTGTTCTTTACCTGAATTGGAATCGTGTATGACGGCATGGGAATTCATGGAAATGATTCATAGTCGTTCTTACACATACATCATTAAAAATGTGTATGCTGATCCATCCGAAGTTCTTGACACCATTATTAATGATCAATATATTTTAAAGAGAGCCGAGAGTGTTACTAAATCTTATGATGAATTTATTACGTCAGCTCAAGAATATTCTTCTGGGAACCAATGGCAACATCAACTTGAAGGAGTTCCTGCTGCCAAAGAAACTCTTTACGAACTCAAAAGAAAACTCTACCGTGCTGTTGTCAACGTTAATATTCTGGAAGGTATACGCTTTTATGTCTCGTTCGCTTGTTCTTTCGCCTTCGGTGAACTCAAACTCATGGAAGGAAACGCCAAAATTATTGGACTGATTGCTCGTGATGAATCTCAACATCTTGTGATCACTCAGAATATTATTAACAAATGGCATAGTGGTGATGATCCAGACATGGTGAAAATTGCTAAAGAAGAAGAACAAACTGTTTATGATATGTTTAAACAATGTGTTGAAGAAGAGAAACTTTGGGCAGATTATCTATTTAAAGATGGATCGATGATTGGTCTAAATAATAAACTTCTTCAAAAGTATGTTGAATGGGTTGCTAACCGTCGTCTAAAAGCAATTGGTTTTAATCCAATTTTTGATGCTCCTTTGAACAACAATCCACTTCCTTGGACTGAACATTGGTTATCATCCAAAGGTCTACAAGTTGCTCCACAAGAAACAGAGGTTGAGAGTTATGTCATTGGCGGTATTAAGCAGGATGTTAAGAAAGATACTTTCGCTGGGTTCAAACTCTAAGACAAGAAAGTATCCTATTCCACCAGATCCTTGGTACAATTGAATAGATAAATACCTCCAGTGATGGGGGTATTTTTTTATGCGTGTTCAATCTGCTAAAGCAAAAGGAAGAAGATTACAACAGTGGGTTAGAGATAAATTGATTGAAGCACTTGATATTCATCCAGAAGATATAGAGTCTCGTAGTATGGGAGCAGGTGGGGAAGACCTTATCATGGCTCGTGCTGCTAGGTTAAAGTTTCCACATAGCATCGAGTGCAAAAATGTGGAAAAGCTAAATATATGGGATGCCTATGAACAGGCTTCTGCCAACTCTGGTGATTATGAACCACTTGTCGTCATTAAAAAGAATGGAAAAAAACCACTAGCAGTGGTAGACGCAGAGTATTTCATCAGTTTATTCGGAGATAAAAATGACTCTAGACCTTCATAACTTTTTTAAATTTTACGACGAAAATAATTCAAATCATGTAGCAGCAGTTCAATGGTTAGAAGATAACCTACCTACTCAATTTCTTGATGATTCGGAATCGGATTGGATCGGTATTTTCAGAACAAAACCACCAACTCCAGCAGTTCTCGAAGTTCCATATTTTAACCAAGTAGATAACTATAGAGATGCACATAGAACTTGCAACAGTTCATCGTGTGCTATGTGCCTTGCATTCCTTAAACCAGGAAGCATTAAAGGCGACGATGAATATGTCAAAAAAGTATTTGCAATTGGTGACACGACTGACCATGCGGTACAGACAAAGGTTCTCGCAGGTTATGGTGTTAAGTCACAATTTAGTTATAATCTTTCTTTTGCTGACATTGATAAGAGCCTTGATAGAGGTAAACCCGTTGTTATTGGTATTCTTCACAGGGGTTCTTTATCTGCTCCTACTGGTGGTCACATGTGTGTAGTCATCGGTAAAACACCAGATGGCAAGGGGTACTATGTTAATGACCCCTATGGCTCACTCAACGATAATTATACTGGTCCTGTGACAAACGGTAAGAAAACTATTTACACTAAAGCAGTTCTTAAGCATCGTTGGTGCCCAGGAGGTAATGATGGCTGGGGAAGAATCTTCGATTAATTTTAAACGAAAGATACTTAAGATTATAAAAGATCTTACAAATAACGGAAAACATAAGGAAGCAAACGACCTTTATCAAAAATATTTCGGAGGACAACATGGCAAGAATTGATTTACACAACTTTTTTAAATTTTATGATGAGAAGAATCCTAACCACGTTAAAGCAGTTCAATGGTTGGAAGATAATCTACCAGTCAAATATCTAGAAGATAATATTGATTGGGCGGAGATTTATAGAGGAAAAAAGGGTAATGCTGCACCAGCCTCTACTGTTGCAGCTTCTGCTCCTGTAGCAGGTGGAGATGATGTTCCACAGATGGGCATCAAGTTAGTGAAAGAGTTTGAAGGATGCAGATTAAATGCATATCCAGATCCTCTCTCAGGTGGTCTACCAATCACTATCGGTTGGGGTTCTACCAGAGATAAGAATGGACAACCATTTCAAATGGGAGATAGTATCACTCAAGCAGAAGCAGATGAACTATTGATTGAGGAAGCGAAGCATCACTTCCTCCCAGCACTTCGTAAAATTCCTCATTGGAATGAAATGTCAGATGGTAAAAGGGGTGCCTTACTTTCTTTTGCCTATAATCTTGGCGCTGGGTTTTATGGTGGTGATAATTTTAATACTATTACTCGTGTTCTGAAAAATAAAGAATGGGATAAGGTGCCAGATGCGCTTTACCTCTACAGAAATCCTGGTTCAAATGTAGAAGCAGGTCTTGCTCGTAGAAGAAAAGCAGAAGGTGAAGCTTGGAAAAAAGGTTAACCTCACGTTAAAGGACAATGGCAGAACAATCACAAAAGAAAAAGGAACATTGTATGAGCACTATTGTTAGAATTACTGTACTGAGTTGGAGTGCTGCTCTACTTACAGCATCATATGCAGGTTTACTTGCTAAAATGGACCCAACATTCATTGCTACTGTATTTACAGCCGCTGCTGCTACCTTTGGAGTAGACACTCTAAAGAAAGGAGATAAAGACGACGATGGAGATAAACCAAATAGACAACCTGAGTTCACCTCAGTTGAACCAACTCCAGAGCCAGAACCTCCAGCAGATATTGCCAACGCAGGTTGCCCAAACTGTGATCCAGGGGATACCCCAGACTACAGTAGAGCGTCTGCCCGCCCCGAAGTTTGAGGCTCCTCCTGTAACGCAAGGTCTGGCACTTCCTGTCTTTAGGATGCCAGACCCTTCATTCAAATATCCTGTGATTGATGTACCAACACAGGAGGAATTTGATGCCGCCGTAAAAGCAGAAAAAGAAAAAAATCAATCTCAAGAACCAGAAAAATCTAGAGGATTACCTGATCCAAAACCAGTTGAATTGCCTCCATCTGTTCAGCAATCTGTTCCTACTCCAGCAATAAAAGCGGAAATTCCAGCAGACACTCCATCCATACAAATCGCTGGTGTTAATATCGATCTACCAGACCCCTCTGTGGTCGCCACTGCGGGGGCTGTGGCTATTGTGACTACGGCAGCCACGATTGTCTCTACAACGGTCTTCAACGCCCTTAAAAACGCCACTGAGCCAATTTTGAAAGAGGCAACGAAGAATAAGTTCAAAATTAAAATCAAACATGTAAAACCTGTTCTGCATTATGTCCTGGCAGAAGATGGACATATAGATGTGTTCGAATACTCTTCAGAAGGAACTCGTCTAGTGGAACAAGTATCTAATGTAGAACAATATATTCGTGACCAAGTTGAAATTAACTCTCTCTACGAGATTGATAACAAGATTATTATTGATGATGTAATAAAAGATAAATTTACAAAAGAAGGCAAAGAAAGATTTAAGTCTCTCTTTGCCCCTGCTAAAAAAATTGCTAAGAAATTATCTGCCAAATTCTCAATCTGAAGTAAATTTAGAAATAATCCAAACGACAACCATTGCTGGCAATTGAACTAAAACGTTGTAGAGAATTTCTAAAAAGATATTATCTTTCTCTTCTTTACGCTTATCCTTTGCTGGTGATGTGGTCATTTTGTAGAACCTTTTTTATTTTTAAACTTAAAAGCTACATCACCAAGAAAAGAACCAACCGCAAGTATAAGAACTTTAGAATAGGCATCACGACTTGTACTCTCTAGTTCTACTTGCCCTTCTGTACGAATCGCCACAGATTCCACGGCAGAAATCATGCAAGCACTCCAAACAATAAGAAATAATCTAACAATATTAAAGTAAATCACTTCTTTCTTTTTGATTCTAGTAAAGCGAAATCTTTTTGCTTTGTTGCACCATCATATTCCCAGGCATATCCTTCAGCAACCATTTGATTATTAATGGAAACTTCTTCTCCGTTGATAAACAGATGCCCAATGATACGACCATACTTCTCGGTGCTATCGGGCAGTTCTGTTTTGATGAGAATATCTTTGGCAAACTCTAATCTATCTTTGAGCCATGCTTTAACTTCGAGACCAAGTTTCTTTTCATACGCATCAGTTGTTCTGCTCTCTGGGGTATCGATACCAGCAAGACGAATTCGCTTAGTAAGGGAGATATCAAAACCCA